GCCGGTCCGTTCATGGCGCAGATTCCCAATCCCCCGGCTGGCTGGACGAGCCCATATGCGTTCGCCAGTGACACGGCGTCTGGCACCTTCGTGATTTCCGCGATTGGTGACAACACGACCGTCAGCCTGCCGTAAACGCATCAACCGCACACCCACGACGCACGGGAAGGGAACCGTTCCCTTCCCGTCATTTCAGCAGAGTCCCCGGTTTAATGCGAAGTGCCTTGGCGACTCGGTCGAGCATCGTCAGCGAGATTTCCTTGCTGGCGGCTTCGATCTGCGCGACATAGATCCGGCTAGTCCCCACGCGATCGGCTAGCGTCTGCTGGGTCAATCCCAGCTTCAAGCGACGCCGCTTCACGTTCTGACCTACACGCTTCATCAGCGACATGATGTTATGCCATTGGCATACACAGGTCAAGCCCCCTCTAATCCGCGTTCACGATAAGCGGCAGCTGGCGCCTTGGGCGCTCTCACCGGCTCGCCAGGATCGCGATGAGGAGCGCCACCACGATCGCGAGGAGCAGCGCGACCACGAGCAGTCTCAGGATCAGCGAGCGCATCGGGGCGTCCTCGCTTTCACGCCCGATCTCCTAGCCGCCGTTCCAGCGCCTCGATCGCCTGCCGGGCGGCCCGGGCGAGCACGCGCAGCTCGTCGTCCCGGTGCTGGTGCGACGTCGCCTTGCGTTGACGGCTGAGCTTCGCCCGGCAGCGCCCTGAGCAAGCGCCCTTCTGGCGGTCGGTCAGCGGCTTTCCGCACCCGAGGCATTCTCGCTTAGACCCCGCCACAAGCGCACGTGCGTTCGAGGAGGCGCTCATTTGTCCGGTCCCAGCCGGGACCCCCTCAGATCGCGTCCACGAGGCTGCCCGGGGACCAACTCTGAGGGATCGGTCACGTCCTGGGCGAACGATTCGAAGAGCGCCAGGGCTCGGCTCCGGGCTTCGGCCCGGCGTTGCTCCACCGGCGCAGGGTGCCGGTCATCGAGCACGCCATATGTCAAAGGCACCGACCGCTGCTCCTGGCGCAGCGCGGGGCGCTTCTTCTCGTGGCGGGCGATGACGTAGAAGGGGCGTGCGTCCGGATAGGCCCCGCACTCGATCATCAGGGTCACGCGGTGGCCCGCCGGGCTCACGGCTTGGCAGACGACCCCCGCGGGCTCGGGGCGCTGTGATAGATTGGCGTCTGTCACGTTCTCTCCGTTCTCGGCGCCTCGGGGGTCACGTCCCGGGGCGTCGGTTTTTTCAGTTCACTTCATCCGCGAGCGCCGCATCGAAAGCATTTCGGCGAGAGATCCCGCGTCAAGACCGTCGTTCCGCAGACCCTGCACACGAAGAGCGTCGGCCGGCCCTCAGCGCGTTCGAGCTTCACCGGAGCACCCTGGGCAAGACATGCGGCGGGCCGCTGTCGAGCGCGGCGACTCGGGCCCGGCATCCTCGACAGAAGCGATCTGCGGGGTCGGTCGCCAGCCGAAGGCGAGAGCAGCCGAGGCACTCGCGCTGCTGCGCGGCCATCCGGGACGAAACTTCCTTACGGGCGCAAGCGCCTTGAAGTTGAGGTTTCGCCGAGCTCTATCAGGCGAGACCGTCATCTCACGACCCCTCTGCGGCCGGCGGCGTCAGCGTGTCCAGCTGGCGGCGAAGCCAGGCATCTCGAGCCGCCTCGCGGGCCTGTCTGACCTGCGCGAGAGTAGGCACGAGTCGGACTTGGTACGAGGCGTGGAGGTCTCGAACCATCTCGACACACGCCCGCGCGAGGCTGGCGTGCTGTCCCGTGACGGCACAATCCATCGCGCTCGAGCGCGAGCTCAGTTCGCCAACCGATTGCAGCGCTGCCGTGAACTCGTCGAAGGCCTGGAGCATGCGGCGAAGCGCCGCTTCGAGCTCGCCTCGACGGAGGAGTTCGTCGGGCGTCATTGCCGCTGAAGATCCTGGCGAAGCATGCTGAGGTACCTCTCTTGGCGGCTCCGAGCGATCCGCTCTGCTTCGTCCATGATGTTCAGGATGGTGACGGCGAAGCCGTTCACGAGATCCAGGACCTGGACGCCTTCAAGCGGGAGCGCCGGGTCCAACGCGGACAAGAGACATCGTCCCCCGTTGGAGGATCTGCTGCACCATCGGATCGCTTGGGCGCACGCCGAGCGAGCGGGCGACGGCGGCCCGCTCGGCGGTTGTGAACGCCTGGGCCGTCTGGCGGGCACTCTCCTCGGCGAACTTCGTGACCTCAGCACGCGCCCGCGCGGTGTCGAGGTCGAGGGTCATCCGGAGGCGTGCGTCAGCCATCTGCTACACTCCTTGCGTCCGAAAGGTTTTGGACCGTCAGGGATTTCAACCCCGCCCGTCGCCTCACGAGGAGAGCCCAGCTCCCGCTTCGGCGTGCGCAGCAGCGCCACGGCCCATCAAGATCCTGCCTCACCGCTCAAGGCGCTCCCGCATGCTCTCTCTTGGTCGCCTCGAATGTCATTGCTGCCCGCCGCGCCACCGTTAAGGAGAAACGGCGGCGCGGCCCCAGCCGAGCGCCGGGACGCCGCTCGCGACGGCGCGGGCGAGACGTGAACGATGTTAGGCACCGAGTTCTCGCACAACGATATTCTCACGGACTCGTGCGTGCGCTCGACGAGCGCGGCGATGGTCGTCTGCTCACTGGCCTCGACCCAGCCGACCATGGCGGGGAACACGTCGCGCAGTCGCCAGAGACAGACCTTGCTGAGCAGGACTTCCGAGATACGGAGATCCGTTTCGGGCAGGATCTGCTGCATGAGATCCTTCCGGTCGCCGAAGACGCGATTGGCCGCAGCGAAGGCTTTGAGCGTGGACACGAAGGGGGCGAGCGCGGCGTCGAGCGTGCCGGCCGCGTCGCGTTCCGCGTCGAGAAACGCGAGAAGCTGTGCGGCGGCAATGCGGCGGCTGGCGCGAACCTCATCCGCCTTCAGCGCTTCGATCTCCTTGTCGAGCTTGCCGATCGCCAGCTCGTGATCCTCGATCTCGACGTCGAGTGCGAGGGTGTCTTTCCGCAAACGCGTGATGGCTCGTTCGTCTCCGACCGCCACCGCCGCACCGCGCTCGGTCTTCATCGCATCGCGCCGCGTGCGCAGCCCGTGCAGCGCATCGGCGAGCTCGGCGTGCCGCCTCGTGACCCCGATGATCTCGCTGCTGATCTGATCGCGGGCCTTGGTCGCGTCGGTGACGTTGATTTCTTACTCCTCCACGATCCGGACCTCAGGTTTCGGAGTTTGAATGTTGTTCGTGACACGCACCTTTGGTGCGCGCACGCCGGGCACGTGATCTTCGATGATTGCAGAAATGAGGCCGTTGGGGTCGCGGATCACCCGGCGGATCACCTGGGCAGATGCTCCCGATGGTGTGGTGGTCGGAGTCGCATCCGGCACCGCGGTCGTCGGCACCGCGGTCGTCTGGCTCGGCCCTGTCTTCCGCGGATCCGAGTCGAACACGAGGCCAAGCTCGTCGGCGCGCGCGTTGTCCGCCGCGATCTCACGGTCGAGCTGCTCGATGTTGTAGCCGAGTTCCGTGACGACCTGGCTTCGCGACTTGAAGCCCGAGCGCACGAGCGCGCGCTCGGCCTCGGAATCCTGCACCGGATGAAGATAGCCGAATCGAGGCGGCCCCCACTCGACCCGTTCCCAAGCCTTCGGATTCTTCTCATAGCCCGGGGGAATCGGCAGCGCGCCGCTGGCGAACGCCTGCGCGAGCCATGACGCCCAGACCGGCCGGCAGAACTGAAACGCGATGATCTGATGCTGGCGCTGCTCGATCTTTCTGCGGAACTCGTTGAGGATCACGCGCAGCGCACGATCAGAAACTTCGCGAAGGTCGCCGGTGAGGAGCTCATATGGAACCCCGGCCGCGGTGGCGGCGCCCATCAACTGCACGCGCATGAACTCGCCGTAACTTGCGCCCGCATCGGGGGGCTGGTTGAACGTCACATCCTCGCCCGGGCCGAGCTCCTGAAAGATACCCGGTTCGAGTGCGAGGATCGGCAGGCCGTTGTCGTCGAGGTTCACGGCCTGGCCGGTCAGCGGATCGAGATGATTGCCGCTCGCGTCGGCCAGCGTGGCCGGGCGCTTCACGAACCACGCGAACAGATTCTGGAGCTGCGCGCGGAGCAGCGTCGCATCGTCGAAGCGATCCACGTCGTACAACTTGATGAGGGCCTGCGTCAGATGCGGGAGCCCTCGGAGTTGATTCGGGCGAACCGGCTCGTAGACATGCGTGACGAGCAGCTGTCCGTTGATGTTGCGTGCCGGGATCGCGACAAGCGACGAGCGCTGAAGATCGCTGAAGAAGGCGGGCCGCTGCTGGTAGAACCAATACGCCGTCCGTCGGCCGATTGCGTCGAATTGGATGCCGCTGCGAACGACCGCCCCTGTCGACGTGATGGTGTTGTAGGTCGAGGGGCAGAACTCCGGCTCAAGAATTTGCAGCTGGAGCGGCACCACCAAGCCATCCGATAGGAGGCGAGGGCGGATCCTGACGAAACACTCTCCCGCCTCCAGCCAACACCGAACGGCTTGGCTCATCAGCCCGTACAGGTCGAGCACGCCGCTGGTATCGGCCTCGTCGACCCACTGACCCCACAACTCATGCACGCGATCACGAAATGCGGCGTCCGGAGCCAGACTCTTCGGGATGAGGCCTGTCCCGACGAGATTGGTGACGAGTTTGTCGATGATGTCATTCGCGAAGCCGTTGTTGCGTGTGGCGCTGCGCGAGCGGTCGCGCAGCGTGCTCTGGCTGAACAGCATCGCGTCGTTCGGGCCGAGCGTCGGCGCGTGCCATCCGCGCGCGCGGCGCCCGTGGCCCGCGGCCTCGAATGGCGCCGTCGCTGTGTTTCTCACTTGCGTCACGAGCTCCGCGCGTGGAGCGACGGCGGCTGGTGATCGGCGGAAGAGGCGTGTGACGGCGGCGAACGGATTTAGATTCATTGTTTCCCTCGCATCAGATACGACGATGGCCCAGTGCGCGGCGAGGCAGCGGGCGGCGCAGGCGTTGTCGTGACGGACGGCGCGGCGGCGGCGGCGCGGATCCGCTCGGCCATGTCCCGGATATTCGGATTCAGAAGCCGGAAGGCCGCGATGGCGAGCCCGAAGGCGTCGAGCGCTTCATTCCGTTCGCGGTCCTGCACCCAGATGTAATGCGTGGCGACGCCGCCTTTGTTGTACCTCGTCTCGCGGTGCTCCGCGCACAGCTGCGCGAAAAACTCCTCGTTGACCGTCTCGATCCGCGAGGGGAAATGCGTAGAGCTCGGGCCGGGCGTCGGTAGCGCGAGCGATGCGAAGATCTCGGCCTTCAAGTCGTCGACGTTCAACGGATAGAGTGGCACGGGCCGGGCATTGCGCCCGTACGTCTTCTGCGACGGCTTGCCGACGATCGGCTCGCCTGACCGGCCGGCGACTCCCTTGGTCGCGAAAACGCGCTTCGCCTGGTGGGCGAGGACGAAGTCGTAGATCTCTGAGGTCGCGAAGCCGGAGTCGACGCACGCGCTGTGGATCGGGAGCTGTACGCCCGTCGCGTGTGCGTAGCGGCGGCTGACCGCCTCGAGGAGTGCGGCGCGCGCCTCCGGCTTACGCGGGTCACCCGGAATGATGCGCCAGTCGACAACCCAGCGCTCGCCGGCCGCTCCCCAGGCGAGAACGATCATCTCGAAGCGATCGGCTTGCACGTCGACGCCGGCGGTCAGCGCGGAGGCGGCGGCGGGCACTTCCACGCCGTCGCCGTAATCTTCGCGGCGCGCGTACAGCGGGTGTGCCTCCATGCGCTGCGTCCGGTCTTCCCACGGCTCGGCGAGGCTCGTCGTCGTGAAGACTTTCAAGCTTTCACGGCCACGCTCGCGGGCCGCCAGGAACTTGGCGACGAGCTCAGGCAGGGACACCCACGGCGAGAGCATCGCCGGCACATGGAACCCGATGAGGCCGGGCTCCTTCGCCTCAGCCGTCGGCCGCCACTCCCCGCGGGCGATGAGGTCGCGCCGTGCGGGCTCGTCGATCCTTGCGCCACAGCCGTGATCCTCGTCCGGGCAGCGCAGATGCGCTGTCAGGGGATCGTGCTCCTCGAAGGCGACGCGGAAGTGCGCGACGTCGTTCCACGTGATGAAATCGGCTCGGCCGCACGCGGGGCACCTGACGAAGAAGCGCCGACGATCACTCCGAGCGTAGGCCGTGTCGATGCGCCCGCCGCGCATCACCGGGGTCGACGCGAAGATCGCGAGTCGGTCGTGGAAGGAGAGGGTCCGGTTGGCCAAGAGCTCGCCGGGATCCCCCTCATCACCGACGACCGGCGGGAAGCGGTCGCAGTCGTCGCCGATCGCGACGCGCACACTCCAGCGCGCAAACGTGTTCGGCGTGTTCGCACCGCCGAGGGCCAGAAATCCTCCGGGAAACATCTTCAGGGAGAGCGTCGACTCCGGGGCGCCCGACGTGCGCTTGTCTTGCACGACCGCAGACAGCGCCGGGGTCGTACGGATCATGTCACCGAGGCGCTCCTTCGAGTAGGCTTCGGCGGCCTGCGCGGTCGGATGCACGAGCAGCATCGGGGAGGGGTCCGACGCGATGAAGTAGCCCAGCACGTTGTTGAGCGCCTCGCTGACGCCGACCTGCGCGGCCTTCATGATCGCGATGGTCCGGACGCCCGCCTCGTGCACCGCGTTCATGACGCCAGCGAGATACGGCGTCGTCGCGGTTTTCCACCGACCGCCGCGCGCCGCGCTCGTCTCCGGCAAGAGGCGGTGCGCGTCGGCCCACTCGCTTACGGTCATCGTCGTCGGGGGCGTCGCGGCGCGCGCCCACTCAGCGATGAGGGTACTCATGACGCCTCCTGAGCGTTGACGAGGTCGAGCATGCTTGACCACCTAGAGATTTCGTCGAGGGCCTCGCGGACGAGCGCCGACACCGACGGCTCGGCGCTCTGCGCGATGACGCCGGCCTGCGCCATCCGGCGCGGCAGCGCACGCAGCTTGGCGACGAGTGCCTTGACGAAGGCCTGCCCCTCGAGGATGACCTGCTGACGCGGGAGGAGCTGGCGCCGGCGTTCGGCGATCGTCAGCTCGACGAGCTCGCCCTGCGCGCGGTCCCGGCGCGCCCAGGCCTCGCGGTCATTCGCCGGCGAGCGGGCCTGGCCGAGGTGCGCGATGTACGAGGGCACCACTGCGGTCAGGTCGTACAGCGAGGGGCGGCCACCGCGGCCTGGGCGCGCCGCTCGGACCGTGCCCGAGGCCTCGAGCTCTCCGAACGTGCGCGTGGACACCGCCAGGACGGCCGTCGTCTGCCGTCGGGTCGCGAGGGGCAGCGCGTCGGCCTTCCGGGCCATCAGGCCGCCTCAGGCGTTATGCGGATGCATCCCAAGCGAGGATGGGAGGCGGGAACCCGTCGGGCCGTCCCGGACCCGCCTAAAAAGACCCTATTGGAGCCTCCGGCGGGGTCGGAAAAGGGAATCCTAGCCGAAGGAGGACCCGCGACGGGGACCACTCCGTCGCGCGCGCGCGGGGGTACACGTGGCAGAGAAGCAAGTCGTGGCAGAGAAGCAACCGAACCGGTGGCAGAGAAGCAAGGCTGCCACGCTTGTATGCCACGTGGCAGAGAAGCAAGAAGAGTAGTAGTAGTACCTACTTCCTGGAAGTGTGCCATGTCTGCCACTTCGTGCAATACGCGCGCGCGAGAAGGCTGCCATCCGGGGTTGGCAGAGAAGCGTGGCAGAGAAGCAGGTGGCAGGGTCACGAGAAGGGCTCCGGTTCGGTCGCGGGGAGCATCCAGTACCACGGGCCGGTCTGCCCCTTGGCGCGCTCGGCTTTGACGCCCAGGTCGGTCTTCGCCCGCCAGAGCGTGCGTTGAGCGATGCCGTTGGCCTTCGCATCGGCCAGTACTTGTTTCGACGCAGTCGGGCCATCCGCCAGCAGCTCGCGCAGGAACGTCACCGCATGGTCCCGCTCCCGGCGGTCTGATCGCGACACGGGCTCGTCGGCCGCGAGGAGGACTTCGGCCGTGCCTTCGATCGGGGCATCCTCCCAGGTCAGCCCGGCGTCGGTGATGCGGAAGGCAAGCGCCGAGGCTTGTGGACCGAGATTGTTCTTACAGGAGGCGAGCAAACGCCGTCCGGGCGTGTCGGCGACCTCGCCGACCACGAGCACGGTCCTGGCTTGCGCGACGAAGGCCACCGACCCTTGGGCCCGCAGCAGCAGCCGACGCGTCTGGGCCTTGGTCAAGTGCATGACGCCGAAGATGGCGACGCGCCGACGCTCGGCGAGGGCAGCGAGCGGTGTCAGCAGGCCTCGGATCTCCGCGTCCTTGTAACTGTCCCTCGACCCGAGGTAGGCCGAGAGCGGCGAGATCACCACGAGGATGGCGCGCGTCTGCTGAATCGCGGCGTCGAGCGCCGGGAGGTCACGCTCGAGCGTGAACGGGCATTCTTGCCCCTCAACGCGCACGGCCTTCAGCACGTGGACGCGCCGCGCGTCGCCTCCCTGCCGGTCGACGATCGGGCGCACCGTATCCGCGAGCCCGTCTTCGCTCGTCAGAAGCAGGACGTCGCCAACCGGCGCACGGCCGCCGTCCGGCCAGGCGGCCCCCCGCGTGATGCGGGCGGCCACGTCGAGCGTGATGGTGGTCTTCCCGGTCCCCACCTCCCCGATGCCGAGGGAGATCTTGCTCCGGGGGATCCGCCGCTCCCAGAGCCACTCCACGTTCTCCGGCTCGACGTCGCCCAGACACACGAGCACCGGAGAGCCCGACGAGGCGGCGGCGGCGGTCTCGGCGGGAGCCGTAGCTGTCGTCGAGTTTCGCGAGCGGTCCCGCTCGGCCAGGTCGCGCACCAGGCGGCGGAAGTCCTCCTCGTCGTCGTACGGTGGACTGCACTGGCGCCCGAAGGCGAGCAGCAGCTCGACCACCGTGCCCGGCGCTTCACGCTTGCCGAGGAAGTGGCCAGCAATGCGAAGCGCGATCGAGCGACGCTGACCGATCGGCGCCCCGCGGAGCAGCGCTCCCCAGTCCGTCTCTGATCCGGCTGACTCGTTCCCATTACGCTGGGAGGGCCCAATGGTCGTCGCCAGCTCCACGAGCCATCGGGGCAGCGGCGCCAGGGGCGTGTCGAAGAGCGGGTGGAGGATCTCGTCGATATACTGTCGCCCGCTGACGTGATTGGACGGCGGCAACAGGACGTACCCACCCTCGGCCTTGATGTCGAGGCCTAGCGCCACGCCATTCTTGCTACGAAATCCTGGGATCGGCGCGAAGTAGACGTGACGGCCGCCCCCACCGGTGAGGACCTCGGCCGTGTCGGGGAGCGATCCATGCTTCCGCTCCAGCTCGGCCAGCGTCTCATCGCCCCCGTTACGCGGATCGACGTCGAGCACGATGCACCAATTCGTCGGCGTTGCGATGTTCGAGCTCGGCTCGAGCGTCCACCAATGACGTACGGTGTTCTCGGCGCTCGTCGCGTCCTTGAATCCATTCAGCGCGAGGCGGCCGTGCGGGTGTTTGCCGGCATTATGGTTGCCTTCACCGCAGGGATACCGGCCACAGCCGCACCGGCCGGAAGCGACGCCGTACGCCGGGAACACCGGCTTGTTACGGCCCGCGTACTCAAGCGCGGCGGCCAACAAGTCTATGGCGACCGGCGCTGTCACGCGAGCACCACGACGAGGGCTGAGCCGACGAGCTCGAGATATTCCTGGACCCGGCGCGCGACCTGGGGGAGAAGCACTGCCCGGTAGAAGGCCTCGTCGTGTGCGCGGAGGGGCAGGCAATCCCAGCAGAACTCGAGATCGCTCACCGTGCTGCGGCTGACGAGGTAGACGTCGCAGGTGTTGCCGCTCGGCGTCGACCAGGAACCGAGGCGATGACGGTGGATCACGCCGCCTCGTCGAGAGCTATAAGGGCGCCGAACTCCACGCACTTCACGACAGCGCCTCCAGCGCGGCAATCACCGCGTCGAGCCGCGATGAACGTACCTGGTCGAAGGGCTGCCGTAGGCAACGCTCCAGGCGCCGGCGCTCGAAAAGGAGTAACGTGCGCACGACCGCAACAATCACGCAGGCCGCACTACGCTTTCCACCGCAACGACGCCCTCCCACGCTTCCCGAGTTGAAGAGCGGGCGTGATCTGGCGGTCCTTCTTGCGCCGGAGCAGGGTTTTCGGGCTGATGTTGAGCCGCTCGGCCATCTCGCGCGTCGAGAGGAGCTGGCCATTTGCTCCAGGCATCGCCTGGGGCACGATTGCAGCCAGAGTTGCGGCCGCGGCGCAGTACGCCGCCCATGCGGCCTCGTCGCCGGCGTCGACGCGGGTCTCGAGCTCACGGAGACGGTCGACCAATCGTCGCTGCACGGATACAAGCGCAATCTGAGCCGGGTTCACTTCGGCGCGGGGACCTCGATCGGCGGGAACAGCGCGCGGACCGGCACGTCGAGGAGCCGCGCCGCTCTTATGCATGCGAGCGGCGGGAGGCGTCGCTTGCCCCGCTCGGCAAGGGACACGAGGGACTCGGAAACGCCCAGAAGGGCCGCCAACTCCTCGAAGTTCACTCCATTTGCGACTCGCCACGCCCTCAGCTTCGCCAGGTACTCCATGAAGCGATCCTCCGTCAACGCTTGACAAGAATCTAGCGCCTTGCCCGGGCAGTCGTCAAGAGTTTCCTCAAGATCTCTTGACATGAGGTGGAGCGCAGAGCTACTGTTCCTGCGATGACTCTGGCGAATTCGGTCGGGAGGGCCCTACGCGAGTTCCGCGAGAAGCGCGGGATGACGCAAGACGACCTCGCCCGCGCCGCACGCCGGGCCAGCCTGCCCTGGACACGCGCCAGTGTCGCGGCGCTCGAGGGCGGACGCCGGGACCTCAGTCTCGAGGAATTCAATCGCCTTGCGTGGGTGCTTCGCGAGATGACGGGCGAGCATCACACAGTGAGGGCCTACGCTAACGACGAGGACGGCGCCACGGTCGACATCATCGCAGGCCTTGAGCCGCTCGGGGCGACTACCAAGGGCGAGATCCTGGCCCGCATGAAAGATATTCTCATCGGCTCGAACTGGGAGCCGGCCATCGTGGACCAGGGAGGCGACGCCGAGCAGAAGGCTGCTCGCCGTCTGCGAGTCCCGGCGCTGAACGTGGCGCTCGCCGCGCGGCGTATGTGGCACCACAGCTTGACCG